AAGCAAAACACCCCCACCGGCACCTCCACCAGTAGCAGAGGAGCTAGAACCTCCACCGCCTCCACCGCCACCTTTTAGTATATGTTTTGTTCCATTACTATTTAATGGAAATTTTATAGAATAAAAACTATTATCTTTATATGAGGCTAATCCTCCACCACCACCACCGCCTCCTCCTGCTATTGTTCCATCATTTAAAAACATTTTAACAGGATAATTAAGAACTATCGCATTTCCACCCGCTGTTCCGTTATTTGTACTATTTAAAGGAATTCCTAATGATTGACCATAACCACCGTTTCCTCCATATCCAACTATTGTTCCATAATTTAAAATATTTATATCATCTCCATGTTTAAATCCATTTATACTAAATGCTTCTCTATTTAAAACTTCGCTACCAATAACTACACTAGAATTTATTATAACTTTTATGTCAGTATTTCCTGCTAGATATTTTCCGGTTCCAATAACATGATAATACAAATCAAAATTAAATTGACTATCTGTTATTGTTATTTCTATAAATGGTCTTTTCTTTGTAGTGTTTACTACTATTCTTATTGGTGTTTCTTTTTCTACATCGTCTTGTTGTGTTGTATCTTGATCTCCATAAACAACTCCTAAAAACACCCAGTTACCCCTTTGAACCTCAAATTTATATATATTACCTTTTAATAAATGAATATCTTTTTTTAAAAATTTAGCATACATTTCTCTAATATTAAAAGAAAATTCTGGACTTGTTTGTATGTCAAATAAATAACTATTATCTAAAGGATCTACAGGAATATTATATAAAAAAAATGTTAAATTTACATTTGTATTTTCATTAAAATCTAAAGGATTGAAGTTAGAATTTAAATAACTTTTAGCAACAGATATTAATTTATCGTTTCTTTGATTTATAGTAGGACAACTTATTGCTATATTAGCATATGTAGATATGTTTAATGGATAATGAACGGAGAATGTATGTTTAGACCAATAAGAACTTAATATATTAACAGTAGCATATGCCATATTAAATCTTAATGGATCTTCAAATTGATTTGTTGCTTGTATAAAAAACGGAATATTTTCTTTTAAATCATCAAAAATAGCTTGATAATTGTCAGAATTAATAGTAAGCATGCTGGATAAATTACAAATTTCAGTATCTAATTTTAAAAGATTAAAATTATGTTTTGCCGCAGAATCGCCTACACATTCGTTTTTAGTTATTTTTTTAATTGGAATATCAGTACTCATTTTGTTAAAAACCTTTCAAATGTCCATGCACAATTTTTAATTGAAAATACAACTGCAATTAAATCGTCAACTTCATTTCTATCTTGAAAAAACATTTCTACATTAGCCTTTATATATCCATATGCTGTTTGTGCATTTGATGTAATGGTAGTAGTTGTATTTGCTGGAGTCCATGATATTGTTTTATATAATATTCTTTTAAAGTTTGAAATGACATTGAATGCTGTTTCCGTCCATGTTGGAATTGTTGCTGTAGATACATTAGATGGAGCAGTAAGTTTTAATGATGCTTGTGGTTGTGTCCTTACATAAGGAGGAAGATCATAAAAACAAGTTATAGCTTTTGATTGTGAGCATGTTGCAGACGAACCCTTACAATCAAAATCTCCATTACTACAATATACATATCCTGTATAAAAATTTTTACAAGTAATAGTAATTGTTTTATTTGCAGTTGTACATAATGTGTAATCTGTTAATAGTTGATTTTCATTAACGTATGTTCCATATGCCCATCTATGCGCATATACTATAAGTTTTTGATTTTCTACATAATTATTAAGGGGTATTCCATTTTTTATAGTTATTTCTGGAAAATAATTAGAAGCCCATGTTTGTAGAGAATTTACTATATCACTTTTAGATATGTCTATATTAAATATAGAAGGGAAAAAAATAGTTATTGGTTTCAGCCAACCCGCAGAATTTGTTTCTACTATAGTACATACATTTAATAGAGTAGATGAATATGTTTGCGAAATTGTTGTAATTTGTTTTAAAGTGTTTTTAAAATCTTTATAATAATTCACAACAGGTGTCCAGTAATCATTTGCTCTTTGTGTTACTTCTTTTGTTAACAAATCTAAAGTTTCATAATTTAAATTTATAGAACTCAAGGAATCGCCTATAGAAGAAGTTGGTTGTATATATATAATATCGTTCATATATTAATCCAAACATTGTTTATGTTTTTAAATTTCATATTTATAGTTCTACATGTTGTTTTTTCTATGACATCTCTTTTCAATCCTATAGATAATTGTTTGCTTCCTCCACCTTGACATGCTACTGGCACAGAAGTAGCACTAGAATTTATAATGGTACATTTATCATATGCATTGGTACATGGTCCATATCCAGCCAGTCCTCCGTGGTGATTACATCCTCTGGACGGTTTAGGACAACCAGAACAAGAAAGACTACCTCCACCACCATTTGGTATGCATGGTTCGTAAAGAGATCTATTAAACTTAAAACTAAATGATGTTTCTTGATTTAAATATATCAAAACATTTACCATTTGATCGTCAGTGTAATATATTGGATTGAAATTTACGTCTAACCAATTTTTTATTAAAGAAATTTGTTGAATCGATGTTTTAGAATACCAAACAGTAAAGTCTATCATCTGTGGATAATATAATTGTATATGCTTATTCCAAGAAGAACTTAACTTACTAACAGTTGTTGAAAGATCTATCCAAGCAGCACTAAATTGTTTAACATTACTAGCAGTAGTTAACCATCTAGCACTATATTGACTAACTAATGTATATATGTCATACCAATTGTTTTGTTGAATATACAAAGAACTTATAGATTCACTTAAAGTTAAAAAGTTATAATTTATAATATCCAATGAATCTTTTAAACAGTATCTTTGATCTATTAAATAGACATTCGAACATGTAGGTGTTATTTTTTCAAAAGTAATCATATTATATCCAATTTATTTTATATAAAGAAGTCTCTGCTGGTTTAATTTTATTAATACAATCTTTTATAGTGGTTTCTATAAGATATTTTAAATCATCATTTATGTTTAAATTATGTATATTAATATTAAAATAATTACTCTTACTTCCTGGTAATTGATTTTTATACCAATATTCAATTTCTTCTATAAAATTTCTATCTCCTACGTTAATATTCCATTTTAAATATTTTCTAGGATCTGCAAGTTCAGAAGAGAAGTATATAGCTTCTATTTCACCTACACTTAATGCTTTTGAATATAATCTCAAATCGGCAATATTTCCTATAAATTTATTAACATCATCCAATCCAATAAGATCGTTTAATGTGGTGTTTTTGATACTTGCTGCTCCTAATAATAATGAAGATCTATAATCATAATACAATTCATATAAATTAGGTTCGAAAGATACCTTGCCTACATTAATGGTATCAATATAAAAATCAGCAATCCCTCTAAATGAATCAAAAACAAAAGAAAAATGATGCCAACCGTGAGGTAAAGAGCTTGTTGTAAATGATAAAGAAAGTAATTGAGGATCTCTTCCGTCTGGTTGTGCTATTTTAAATTTCCAAGAAAGTGTTGTTTTTCTTGGAATAAATTTTCTAACAAACTGATATCCAGTAAAATCACCTTTTGCATTGAATTTTAATTGATCAAGATTTTCAACATTTAATGTTCTTAAATCTGATCTATATTCCATGCTACCAAGACTATCTATGGCATATATTTCATTATCTCTTGTATCTACTAATATTAAAACATCTTCAAATTGCTCTTTTCTATTACAAACATCAGAAGCAATTAAAGGTGTTCTTACAAAATCTATATATCTAAATACTAAATTATCATCACAAGGATCTAATGGATTAGAAACTCTTCTTCCTATTCTAAAAGAAAAATCTACAGTATCAGTTATGCTATTTATTCTAGAAATTCTGTCTTGTTCATGTGATATCCATAAATTATTATTAAAATCCACTGATATTTGTTGTGTAAACCCTACAGTTGCATAAAATATTTTATTTTTATATAAACTACCTCCTATTACTTCCCATAAAACATTGTTATTGTCTATTACCGAAACATATCCGCTTGAAAATATAACTTCATCATCAATTAATGTTATTTCTATTCTTTTTGTACTAAATGGAACATCAACAGAAAGAAGATATTGCATATTAGAATCAAATACGCTATACATTTTTTTTGTATCATCATATAAATAAAATCTTTTTTGTGAATCTATTTCTATTTGATTTATGTTTTCTATAAAATAACTAATATTAGTTACTTGCAATATCAACGAATTTACTTGATTAAATTTTGATGCTGTTTTATTTAAAACATCAAAAACCCAATAGGTGAAATCTGGTAATCTAAATATATAACTATATTCAGTATCATATCCATATAAAGTATTAGGAATTAATAAAGGAACTTCACTTAATTTTTTAAACTTATAATTTAAAGTATATGCAGTAGCAGAAATTGAATTTGTAATTGTTAATACGGGAATACCATTTCCATTTGAATTTATTAATCCAAATCCACTTTCAAAATAGTTTCCAAATATTTGTTCACCATTGATATTAGACCAATCATCAACGTTTAACCACATAGAAGCTGTCAATCTTTGTTTTTGTAATAAAGAATCGTTTGCAAGAAATAATGCATGATTGTTTCCTTTTAATTTCCAATAATTTCCTATAAAAGTATCAGGATCTGCAAAATATACCAATCCATCATTTCTAAAGTCAGAATTATCTAAAAGAGGAGAAGACAACCATTCAGTTATACTCAAAACATTGGCTCCTTCGTTTATAGTAGAATTTTTATCTAAAAAGTTTAAGAAAATTTTACTATTATCAATTCCACCTCGTTCATAACTATATAAAACACCTGGTTCAAAATATGTTTCTGAAGGAACGTCGAATGTATATTCATTAGTTGGATATATTCTTTCATTATATACTAATGCTTTGGCTGTCAATGCTTGATCCAATGTGTAATATGCAGCATTATAGTATCTATCCATCCATATTTTATCTCCAGTATTTGTACCAGAAAGCCATGAGCATAACCATGTATTATCAAATTTTTTAATACTCTTCGGCTGAGATATTCCTTTTATTATTTCTTCATAATCCCCTCTATACATACACAATCTATCAGAAGTAAATGGTATTTCTCCTGCAATCGCACCATCTTCTATAAGACCAGAGGATTGTAGGGATATTCTCTTAGAAGTAGGTGGATAATAAAAAATATTTTCAGAATCTTCATTAAAGGTAAATTCTTTAGTGTTTGACTGATATCCTAAATAAACTCTATCATATCCCTTAGCTTGATTAGTTCCTGTATATATTTTATTATATGTTCTTTTTATTGACGGACATGCTGTTAATATCGGATTAGCTGTTGAATATGTGTATTCAGATGTTTGATAATTTTTAAGACCGTGTATTTGTAAATCATAAAAAGCTTCATCTTGGGTTTTCTTTATATTTTCTATAGGAAACATTCCTAAATAATTTTGAGAGTATAAATTAGACATTGAGAATTCCTCATTTATACCTAAAGGATTTGGAATTTGAGTAGGATTTACATCATAAGAAACTAAAAAACTGTCTGAAGTGCTTTTTTCTTTTTCTATTTCAAATTGTTTATATGAAACAAAATTAAAAAAATAAGATATTGGTACATTATTTGGTAATGCTATTGGGATAACTACTATACTATAATTCGTACTATCTACATACAAAATTCTGCCATAATAACTATTATATTCAAATATGGCAATAGAACTAACACCTAATATATAATCAAATATTTGTGTATCAGATCTAGGATGTACTTCGGTTTTAAAAAGAACAGTAGCAGATGTTCCAATTCTATTTAATGTTAAAAAATCTCCCTCATTGTTTTGAATTGAAAGCGTATCATCAGAATTGAATATAAAAGAAAATATGTCATTATTTGAATAATCGTTACTTCTACTATCTTTTAAGTAAAATGAACTATTATTATCATTTAAATCTGTTCTATATTGTTTTATTACAGTATTATTCCTAGACAATATAGGGGATTCTATTTTTGTTAACGGTATTTCAATATTAGGAATTTCTTTATTTTCTAAAAAGTAAGAATTATATATAAAATTAGTTAAAAACATTCCTGTTTTCTTATTAATAGAAAAGTCCATTGCATTTTTAAGAAAATTATGCAATTTAAAGGACATCCCATTAGAACACAACACATGGGTATTTTTAACTTTAAAGTTATCACCAACTACGTTAAAGTCTACTGGTCTCCAAGACGCAGTACCTAATGTATTTTGTATATTAAAAACAGCTGACATTACATATATTTAGACAAAAAACCCTATTATTGTAGGAGTTTTTATTAAAAAGTTGGAGTATCTGTTGGAGTATC